AGCTCTTCACACTCAAGGTAAACGAATTCAGGATTACCTGAACAAAACAACCATCAACCTAAACAACATCAGAGTTGATATCGGCAAACTGGTAGAACAGAAGCGCTTCATCAAAACCCTACTGGGCCAGATGGACCTCAAGTTGCCAGTCCGTCTTGACCTGTTGAATCTGGAACGTGAACTACGTACAGAACTTACTGCTGTTGGTAAGCGTCAGAAGATCACAGTTGAAGCAAACATCAACACGACCCAGTTCATCATCAAACTACGTCGTGCATTGAAGCATGCTCAGAACAGTATTGGTGCGTTGAAGATTCGCCTAGCTGATCCTCAAGTGAGATTGAAAGTTGACAAGCAACACTTGATTGATGAAATCAAAGCTGCGATTGCTTCCCATGAATTCCGCATCCGTATTAACGCACGTGACGAAGATACTCGTGGTGGTGGTGGACGTAGGGGTGGCGGTGGTGGACGTGGGCAAGTTGACCGTGGGCTAAGCTCTGCAATGGGCTTCGCCAGAGGCGCCCTGCCCGGTCTAGGAGCCGCGTTCGCGTTCAGCCAGATGAACCAGATCAACCAACAAGTACAAGCTGCTACAAACAGCCTACATGCGGTTTCTGGTAATGATAAAACATTCAGCTCCAACAAGATATTCCTTGAGAATATGTCCAAGGAAATGGGTCTGAACTTCCGTGACATTGCTCCGCAGTTCTCTTCCATCTTCCAAGCTGCTGCACCTTCTATTGGTGCTGGTGGTACTCAGGATATGTTCCGTGGCATCATGAAGTACGGTACTGTTCACGGACTCGACAAAGAGTCTATGAAGGGTAGCATGAGGGCGTTGTCTCAAATGTTCGGTAAGGACAAAATCCAATCCGAAGAAGCAAGACAACAATTCTCTGAACGTATGCCGGGTGGTATGAGACTTCTTGCAGAAGCTGCTAAGAACGCTGGTATTTCCAAAACTGGCAGCGTGGCAGAGTTTGAAGGCATCATGAAGAAAGGTAAGGGCGATCCTACAAAGATTCTGCCTGAACTTGCTAAACTGATGGAAAGCCTCGCTGATAAGAACGATGCCTACGCCAAATCTTTGCTGACAACACGTGTAGCACAAGGTCGAATGAACAAAGCCTTTGAAGACACTGTAGTGTTGTTCTCCGATGG